CTTCACGGACGCAAGTGGTGCCATGCCCGGGACTTTACACGCCCGTGTCGTCGTCCTCGTCGTCTGGTTCATCGGCGATGTAGTCGAGCATCCACTCGTTCACCAGTGCCGAGAGGGAGGGATACCCCTCACGCTTCGCTTTCGCGCTGGCCTTCGCGCGCACCCACTTCGGAATCCGGAACGTCGCGTTCGGCGTCTTCGGCTGGTTCGGCACTGTCCCATGGTGGCACCCGGCCTGTCGAGGTGGATTGCACCCGTGGTACCGTCCAGCCATGAGCGACCCGATGGGCGAGCTCGATCCCGAGATCCTGGCCCGTGCACTTGCGAAGGCTGCGGAGCGTGGTGAACGCCTGGAAGACGTGATCGAACGCCGGATGCGCGAGTACATCAGCGAGGGGAATCCCCCGCTGTCGGCGGGGACTCGTACCGTTGAAAGCCCCCCGCACCTGCGCTAACAGGCCGGGGGATGACCGAACTGTAGAGGAGTTCGATATGAGCGATGGTAGACGCCCCGGTCGGGCGAGGCGCACTCTCGCCGAACTGCTGGACCTCCGTGGTTGGGAGGTCACCGCCACTGGCTGCTGGGAGTTCAAGGGCCATCGCACCCCGCTGGGATACGGCCGGGTGAACAACGTGTACACGCACAGGATCGCCTATGAGCGGGAGTTCGGACCAATCCCTGAGGGGTTGGTGGTCTGCCACCGATGCGACAACCCGCCCTGCTGTCGACCCGACCACCTGTTCGCCGGCACTGTCGCCGAGAACAACGCCGATGCGGGGACCAAGGGTCGGAAGGGTGGTGAGGCATCCGGCATGGCCGTCCTCACAACCGCCGATGTGCTCGAGATCCGGAGGCGCTCGGCGACGGGTGAGAGCCGGGCATCAGTCGCGAGAGCGTTCGGAGTAAGCAGCCCGACCGTAACCCGGATCGTTCAGCGAAAGACCTGGACTCGGGTATAGCAACCTCTCTAGCGAGTCGTGTCCCCCATATGGGGGACAGGAGGGGAGCCTTTACCGGATCGTTAGGTGTCGCTGAGGGAATGGGTGCAATCCACCTGGCCCAGTGTCCCTGGGCTGGGTTAGATTCCTCTCATCCGTCACCCTCCCGGCCCCCGAGGCGAACGGCTACAGGCAGCCACCATCCGCCCCCTCGCCTTCCCAGAGAGCATCGTCACCCCCCATGACCGACACCACACTCATGCCTGTACCGACAGCGTCCACCGGTTGCGAGCAATCGTGCCCCTTCGCCACATCCTGCCCGTTCATGCGCTGGGGCCAGCAGTGCCCGGAGGTGCGTGAGGTCGAGGCGGAATGCGTCGAGGCCGGCGTCAACCTGTGGGACGTGCTGCGCGCAGGGCGTCACGCACGATGACCAGATCGTCGAACGTGACCCCGAGCGCATTGCAGTAGGCCAGCAGGTCCGAGACCTTCCAGTTCGTCTTCCCGCTCAGGTGGTCCCGCACGCGGTCGTACGGGAGGCCAGCGGCGAGGGCGAAGCCCTTCACGCCCTTGGCGCCATACCTGTTGCTGATGACCGCGTTGATGGCTTCGCGGAGCTCGTCGTCCGTGGGCATCTCCGACACGGCATTCAGTGTATGGGCGCTCATGTCGCCACAGAGGCATTGAACTGAGAATCTGATACTTGCGATTGGGAAAGTTCCCCATTAGATTGGGAACATGCCCACTCGCACCCTCGTCTTCGCAGACCTCACAGTCGAGGATCTCACCCGCTGCATCAAGCAGTGGCTCGAAGATGACGATCGTTCGACGGCCTGGCTGGCGAAGAAGATCGGCATGGCCGACAGCACTCTCCGCTTCCAGTTGGATGAGCGCCCCGACCGCCTTCTTGTCGCGAACTGGCTGGCGATCCTCGCGGCACTGGGCCGCACCTGGGACGACGTCCGTAACGCCCTCGCGTCCGAGGCGGAGGCCGCCTGATGCGCGCGCCCACTTTCGAGGAGTGCATGCAGGCGTTCTACGCCGAGTGCGTGCGCTCATGGCTCGACGAGCACCCTCCCCAGCCGGTCGCCGACGCGGCCTGACAAACGGAAACGGCGCCCCCTGGCCGGGACGCCGCTCCTCAAGAGAAAGGCACCGAAGATGCCCACCACAACAGTATCGGATGCGGTGAACACCACCGCTGTGGACTTGCTGTCTGCCGCGCACGGGAAGGGTCAGGTCGCGCACTGGTTCCTCACCGCGAACACGGACCGCGACCCGGCGAAGGCCGTCGAGTGGATCGACAAGGCCATCGGCGACCTGCGGTCCGCGAAGGACGCGATCACGACCGGTGAGCCGCGCGAGCTTCGCCGGCCCGCGCAGGTCACGGAGTCGATCGAATCGTTCGCCGAGCGCGTGGGCGTCTCGGTGTTCCAGATCGGGGCTGACCTGTGAGCATCATCGAGGTTCCGCTGCCGAAGCAGACTCGCGGCGGGGACGTGAAGAACCCTCCCCATGGCCCCGTCCCCGCCGTGACCCACGTCGCCAACCGTGTGCCCGTGCTTGGGCTGATGTGGGAGGCGCATGTCGTGGAGGTGCAGGCGAAGCTGCACCGTCATGGCATCGAGCGCACCGACCAGCAGGTCGACCACGCCATCCAGGCCGCCCGGGAGTCGGCGCATTCCGACGACGGGGTGTGGCCGAACATCGACACCGGTTACGGCTGGTGGCTCGTTCTCCCCCGTGTCGCTGACTTCCTCGACGTCGACTACGACCTGATCGTCGAGGTCGCGTCGTGAGCGCGCGCATCGACCACGCCGCCGAGGCGACGGCATGCGAAGAGGCTGGCCTGTCCGTCATGCGGAAACACGAGATGGCCCCGCACATGGAAGCCGTGATGCAGTTCGACCTCGCCCGACTGCACGCGCAACTCGCGCTCGTCGAGCAGCAGCGCATCGCGAACCTGATCTCCTACTGGCAACTCCACACACCGCGGTCCGCTGAGGAGTCGTTCGAGCACCGGCACATCGAGGTCAGCCAGATCGACATCGTCGGCGACCGGAGTATCGACTCCCTCGTCCGAGAGGGTCTGGGGCTGTGAGCCCGGCACAGGCGGATCACGACGCTCTCATGGCGATCGAGGCGGAGGAGCGCGCCGCGATGGTCTACGGCGTGGACGGCTCTTCCGACCTCACCGACGAGGAGCGGAACCGATGAAGCTCCACAACGTCCGCGCCACGACCTTCCGACACGGGCACCTCGTGCGCCCCACACCGGTCCGCGACCTCAAGCCAGGCGACCGGGTGCTCCGCACCAAGGGCGGAGTCAGCACCATCGCCAACGTCTACACGAACGCCGGCGAACACACCCGCGTCACCGCAGGCGGCGAGAAGCGCTGGGTGCGATCTGACTTCGTCGCGTTCGTGGTCGTCGGCGGGAGGGCGGACTGATGCCTGTCGCACGCATCGCGATCGCCGCGCTCCTGCTGCCCTTCGGCCTCTCGAAGCACAACGGCGCGACAGCCGCCGGCGTCGCCCTCATCGTCATCGCGATCGTCCTCACGGTCGCCGCATCCCCCACCTGGAGCAAGAAATGACCAGCGAAGAACTCAGCAGCCTCGCCGCTGCCAGCAAGGCCGCATACGTCGACTACACGAACGCCGCGTTCGCCGTCGCACAGATGGTCGACATGGGCCAGACCACCGAGCGCGTCCTCCCCGAATACCGCGAGGCACGGGAGGCGTGGCAGAAGGCATCCAGCCTGCACCTCGCCGCGTACGAGGAGTGGCGGGTCGGAGCGGAGCGCATCCGCATCGCACTCACCGAGGCCGTGTCGGTCGACGCGGTGCGCGAGGAGACGGGGGCGAAGCTGTGACCGGATACACCGTCGTCAACGTCAAGCCCGACACCCCCGAGTGGGAGCGCGAGCGCCGCAAGTCCGTGGGCGCGTCCGAGGTCGCCGCCGTCATGGGCCTCTCGTCGTACGGCAACACCCCCCTAGACGTGTACAAGCACAAGCTCGGTGTGGACCGCCCGTTCGATCCGCTGCTCGGCTGGATCGGGCACCAGTCGGAACCGATCATCGAAGCCTGGGTGCACGAGTTCTCGGGCATCGACGTGGAACTCACCCCGGGCTTCATGGCCCGCTCGGTCGACCACCCGTACCTGCACGCGTCGTTCGACCGTGTGTCGGCCCGCCCGTTCTGCACGTGGCAGTTCAAGACCGCGCACCACTACGCCGGGCACCACTGGGACGAGGGCATCCCCACCGACATCCGCGTGCAGGTGCAGGCGGAAATGGCTGTCGCCGGCACCCCGCGCGCTGCCGTCGTCGTGTGGATCGGGGGCCGCGAGTTCCGGCTGTTCTGGGAGCCGCGTGACGACCGGTTCATCAACGAGCACCTGTACCCGACACTGCAGCAGTTCTGGGACGGGAACGTCCGAGCCCACGTGCCCCCGGAGCCTGGCTCGCTGGCGGAGCTCAACGAGGTGTACATCACCCAGTCCGTGGAGATCGAGGGGTCGGAGACGATCCTCGAGGCGGTCGAACGGCGCGCGGTCCTCCTGTCGGACATCGAGTCTCAGCAGGAGGAGGCCGACGCGCTGAAGCTCGCGATCGGCAACTACATGGGCACCGCCGACACCCTCACCGTGAACGGCCGGAAGGTCCTCACGTTCAAGACGCAGAAGGGCCGCCAGTCGTTCGACGCCGCCGCCTTGAAGCGCGACCACCCCGACATCGCCCTCGCGTACACCAGCCAGGGCAGCCCGTTCCGTGTCATGCGGACCGTCAAGCCCAAGGAGACGCAGAAGTGACCGACCTCAGCCAGGCCGCCGTCGCGGCCAAGAAGAACCCGACGATGAAGGATCTCGTCGAGGCGCAGCTGCCCGCGATCGAACGGCAGTTGGGCGGGGCGATGAACTCCGAGGCGTTCGTCCGCGCGGTGCTGTCGGAGATCGGGAAGTCCCCCGACCTGATGATGGCCGACCCGAAGACGCTCCTCGGCGGCGTGATGCTCGCCGCGCAGCTGCGCCTCGAGATCGGGTCCGGGCTCGGCGAGTTCTACCTCACCCCTCGGAAGGACCACGGCCGGCAGATCTGCCTCCCGATCATCGGCTACCAGGGCTTCATCAAGCTCGCCCTGCGGTCCGAGTTCGTGCTCAACGTGCAGGCGTTCCTCGTCCGCGACGGTGACCAGTTCTCGTACGGCGCGAACGCCGAGCGGGGCATGTTCTACGACTGGGTGCCTCAGGACTTCGAGGAGACCCGTCCCTGGAAGGGCGTCGTCGCGACGGCACGGATGCGGTCGGGCGGCACGACGTGGGTGTACCTCACCCGCACGCAGGTGATGGACCGGCGCCCGTCGTACTGGAACTCGACCCCGTGGAAGACGAACGAGGACGAGATGGTCAAGAAGACCGCCGTCCGCGCGCTCGCGAAGTTCCTCCCGAAGTCGACCGACCTCGGCCGTGCGTTGGAGGCCGACGAGGCGAAGGTGCAGCAGTTGAAGGGGCTCGATGAGGTCGAGGTCACCCGCCTGGACGACGAGCCCGACACCATCGTCGTCCCCGAGAACCCGCTGCAGCGCACCCCCGAAGAACTCGCCGCGGAGCGTGCGTGATGCCGACGATCGAGATCCCCCGATTCTGGGTGTTCCGGATGCCGTGCGGCTGCGTGTACGGGTCGCTGGTCGCGGACCAGCGGTTCCCCGGCATGCCCGACGGTCAGGTCATCGCGACTGCCGAGCACGCGTGGTCCGACTTCTACGAGGGCCGGAAGCGCGAACGCGAGAAGGCGAAGAAGGCGGGCCGTCAGGTCACTCCCGAGAACGACCTTCCGCCGATCGAGGCATGGGCACACAAGACGTACGTCGATGGCGTCTGCTCAGTCCACGGCCCATCGCCAGTGGCGGAGACCGCCGCAACGACGCGGGGCCCCGCCGCTTCCCGCGAGGAGTTCCAATCGGCGCTCGACCACGCGATGGAGGCCCTCACAGGCTGACCACTCAGACCGGGGACGGTCCGGATTCCGGCCGGACCGTCCCCTCCACACCGAATCGACTCCCGCTCCTGGCAGAGAAGGACACGAATGATGCCCACCCATACTCCCCGGTTCGCGCTGATCGCGCGACCCGAACACCTCAAGCTCGCGGAAACGCTCGACGCTCACATCGAAGTGGTCGGCGAGGACTGGATCTACCGCGGCGCCCGCAACCACAACTTCTACGCGATCATGTGCGTCGGCGGGAAGAAGGTCGCCCGCGCTCACCGTGTCGCGTTCACGATCGCGCACGGCTCGATCCCTCCCGGCCTCCATGTGGACCACGTGTGGCTCAAGGGCTGCCGGTCCCGCGCCTGCGTCCGCCCCGAGCACCTCGAAGCGACCACGCAGCGCGTGAACAACCAGCGCGCCGCTGAGAAGCGCCGCATCCTCAAGCTCGTCCAGCAGTCGACCCTGGCGAGGGCTGCCTGATGCCCATCGCGAACTACACCACCCAGTCGTCCGTCGACAAGACGATGGGCGAGGTCATCGGCGCTCTCACCCGCCGCGGCGTCACCCGCATCTCGACTGTGTTCGGTACGCAAGGCGAACCGACCGGCGTCGAGTTCACCATGCAGACGGAGTACGGGCCGCGCGACTTCGCCCTCCCCGTCCGCACGGAGGGCGTCCTGGCCACGCTCAAGCGAGACAAGGTGCAGCCGCGCTACTCGACGCCCGAGCACGCCGCCCGAGTCGCCTGGGCGATCGCGCGGGACTGGCTGCGCGCGCAGACGGCACTGATCGACGCGGGTCTCGTCACGCTCGATGAGGTCATGTTCCCGTGGATGGTCGGCGGAGGACGCAACCCGCAGACCGCGTTCGAGGCGTACCGCGGACAGCAGAAGGCGATCGAAGCATGAGCGCCCTCCTGTCCCCCACGTTCCTCGCGAAGCCGACGGCCCCCTACGAGGCGTTCATCAGCGACAAGGTCGCGTTCGACCGGACGTTCGGCTTCAAGGTCGCGGACGCCGACATCTCGGAGGTCCTGCTTCCACACCAGCGCGCGATCGTGAAGTGGGCTGTCGCCGGCGGCCGGCGTGCGGTCTTCGCCGCGTTCGGTCTCGGCAAGTCGATCATGCAGCTGGAGATCCTGCGGCTGATCCTGACGCACCCCGCGTCGGAGACACCTGGCGGCCGTGCGCTGATCATCGCACCTCTCGGCGTGCGGTCGGAGTTCATCGCCGACGGCCGCGACCTCCTCGGCCTGGAGGTGCGCTTCATCCGCCGCACCGAGGAGATCGACCCGGACTGGTCCGGGATCTACGTCACGAACTACGAGTCGGTGCGCGACGGCCGTCTCGACGTCGACGACTTCGACGCGGTCAGCCTCGACGAGGCGTCGGTCCTGCGCTCGTTCGGCTCAAAGACCTACCAGGGCTTCCTCCGCCTCTTCGACGCCCACACGTACCGGTTCGTCGCGACCGCGACCCCGAACCCGAACCGGCACAAGGAGCTCATCCACTACGCCGGGTTCCTCGGGATCATGGACACCGGCCAGGCCCTCACCCGGTTCTTCCAGCGCAACAGCGAGAAGGCCGGCGACCTGCAGCTGTACCCGCACAAGGAGCGCGAGTTCTGGCTGTGGCTGAACACCTGGGCATGTTTCGTGCAGCGCCCTTCCGACCTCGGCTTCTCCGATGAGGGGTACGACCTGCCGCCGCTCACCATCGAGTGGCACCAGGTCGAGGTCGGGGTGCAGTCCGACGTCATCGAACGCGACGGCCAGGGCGTCCTCGTCCGCGGCGGCGCCCTATCGATGGTGGACGCCGCGCGGGAGAAGCGCGACACCCTCGAAGACCGCATCGCGGCCGTCGGCCGGCTCGTCGCCAACGCGTGGGGCGACGTCGACGACGACCCCGCCAACGGGATCATCCTGTGGTGCGATCTGAACGACGAGCAGACCGCCCTCGAGCGGCTCCTCGACAACCTCGGCGTCACCTACTCGTCGGTCCAGGGGTCCACTCCTGACGACGTCGCCGAAGCGCGCATCGACGCATGGAAGGACGGCGAGACCTACGCGCTGATCGGCAAGCCGGTGCAGCTGGGATCGGGCCGGAACTTCCAGCGCGCGTCGACCGCGATCTTCGCCGGCGTCACCTACAAGTTCAACGACACGATCCAGGCGGTGCACCGCATCCACCGGTTCGGACAGACCCGGCCCTGCACGGCGCACCTGATCTACGCGGAGACCGAGTCGGAGGTGCGCGACGTCCTCCTGTCGAAATGGGAGGAACACGACCGCCTCACCGAGACGATGTCGGACGTCATCCGCGAGTTCGGGCTGAACCCGGAAGCGATCAGCGCCGAGCTCCGCCGTGCGATGGGCGTGGACCGGGTCGAGGAGAACGGGCCCGAGTGGACCATCGCCCTCAACGATTCGGTGCTGGAGACGCGGGACCAGATGGGCGACGACTCGATCGACCTGATCGTCACGTCGATCCCGTTCTCGAATCACTACGAGTACACGCCGAGCTACAACGACTTCGGGCACACCGACGACAACCTGCACTTCTGGCAGCAGATGGACTACCTGACGCCGGAACTGTGGAGGATCCTCAAGCCCGGCCGGATCTACGCCTGCCACGTGAAGGACCGCATCCAGTTCGGCGCGGTCACCGGCGCCGGCGTCCCCACCGTCTCCCCGTTCCACGCCGAGGCGCTCACGCACGGGCTCAAGCACGGCTTCGACTACCTCGGCATGATCACCGTCACCACCGACGTCGTCAGGGAGAACAACCAGACCTACCGCCTCGGGTACACCGAGATGCGCAAGGACGGCACGAAGATGGGCGTCGGCTCGCCCGAGTACATCCTGCTGTTCCACAAGCCGCAGACGGACCGGTCGAAGGGGTACGCCGACGACCGGGTAACGAAGGACGTCGCTGACTACTCGCTCGCGCGCTGGCAGATCGACGCGGCCGCGGACTGGCGGTCGTCGGGGAACCGACTCCTCGCGCCCGACGAGCTCGCGCAGCTGGAACCGGCGATGCGGTCCCGGCTGTTCAAGGACCAGACGCGCGCGAACATCTACGACTTCGACGCGCACGTCGCGACCGGCGAGGCCCTCGCGGCGAAGAACGCGCTCCCGTCGACGTTCAAGTCGCTCGACCCCGGCTCATGGCGACCGGACGTGTGGGACAACGTGAACCGCATGCTCACCCTCAACGGGGAGCAGTCCAGGCGGGCACTCGAGTTCCACATCTGCCCCCTGCAGTTCGACATCGTCGACCGGCTCATCGAGCGGTACTCGAACAAAGGCGACCTCGTCTACGACCCCTTCGGAGGGCTGGGCACGGTGCCACTCAGGGCCCGGAAGCTGGGCCGCCTCGGCCGGGCATCCGAGCTCAACCCGACGTCGTTCCGTGACGCGGTCATGTACCAACAGGAACTCGACCAGAAGCAGGCGCAGCCGACACTGTTCGACCTCCTCGGACTCGAAAGTGAGGACGCAGCGTGACCGCGCAGACCGCACCGGTCGGATACCGGATGCCGGAGGTCTCATGGAACGGCCTCACCGTGACGGATCTCTTCTGCGGCGCCGGCGGCTCGTCATCCGGTCTCGTCGAGGCGGGCTACCGGGTGGTCATCGCGGCGAACCACTGGCAGCTGGCGATCGAGTCGCACCAGGTGAACCACCCGGAGACGGACCACTCGCAGGCTGACATCTCGCAGGTTGACCCGCGCTACTTCCCCCGCACCGACGTCCTGTGGGCGTCGCCGGAGTGCACGAACCACTCGATCGCGAAGGGTGTGAAGCGGCAGCGCGCGATCGGCGAAGCACTGTTCGAGCTCGATGGCACCCGACCCATGGCCGACGAAGCCGCGAACCGGTCACGCGCGACCATGTGGGACGTGCCCCGCTTCGCCGAGGCGCACCAGTACCGGGCGATCATCATCGAGAACGTCGTCGACGCCTACCGGTGGATCATGTTCCCGGCCTGGCTGCAGGCGATGGAACTCCTCGGGTATCGGCACGAGATCGTGTGGATGAACTCGATGCACGCCCAGCAGGGCGGCCTCCCCGCCCCGCAGTCGCGCGACCGCATGTACATCGTGTTCTGGCGCAAGGAGCAGAAGGGCCGTCCCGCGCTCGAGCGGTGGACGCGTCCCCTCGCGCTGTGCGCCGAGCACGGCGAGGTCCGCGCGGTGCAGGCGTTCAAGAAGGCCGAGCGCTGGGGACGGTACCGCGCGCAGTACGTGTACCGCTGCCCAAAGTGCGGCGTGCAGATCGAGCCGGGCTGGCTGCCGGCTCTGAGCATCATCGACTGGTCTCTGCCCGCGCCGCGCATCGGCGACCGGGCGAAGCCGCTCGCGGAGAAGACCCGGGAGCGGATCCGGAAGGGCATCGAGCGGTACTGGTCGCCGCTGGTCGTGAAGGCCGCTGGGAACACGTACGACGGCGTCACCACCGGATCGAACTACCTACGGGTGTCCGAGCTCGGCGCGCCGCTCCCTGTGCAGACGGGGTCCGCCGAGCACGGGCTCGCGGTGCCGTTCCTCTCGCAGATGCGCGAGCGAGAGCGGAACCGGCCCGTGACCGAAGCCCTGCCGACGGTCGTCGCCGACGGGGCGAACAACGCCCTCATCGTGAACCTCGTGTCAGGTGCGGACGAGTCGCGTTCGCGGCCCGTGTCGGAGGTGCTGCCGTCGATCGTCGCCGGCGGCACGCACGCCTCGCTCCTGGTGCCCGTGGAGGGCCGCGAGGGGAAGCAGGCGGCATCCGCCGCCGACCCTATGCGCACGCAGTCGACGCGCGCTGAGACAGCGCTCGTCGTGCCGCTTCGCAATCACGGCGTGGCGAAGTCGGCGGCCGAGCCGATCGACACCGTCGCGGCGAACGGGAACCACCACGCGCTGCTGATGCGGAACAACCTAGGCGGCGCCGAGATGTCGACACCGGTCATGGAACCGATGCGGACGCTCACCACAGGCGGGCACCAGTCGGTGCTCGCACCACCCGTGCCGATATCGCTCGACGTCGACGACGCCGGGTTTCGGATGCTGGAGCCGCACGAGATCCAGGCAGGCATGGGATTCGCCCGCGACTACCTCCTCCTCGGCTCGAAGCGGGACAAGGTCAAGCAGGCCGGGAACGCAGTGACGCCGCCGGCGGCTCGTGACCTCGGTCACGCGGTCGCTGAGTTCCTCACCGAGGCGGTGGCGGCATGAGCCTTCAGTTCGCGGTTGACGAGACCGCAGAGTCATGGCGTGCTGACGCCCTGTGCGCGCAGACGGACCCGGAAGCGTTCTTCCCCGACAAGGGCGGATCCAACCGGGACGCGAAGGCTACCTGCGTGAAGTGCGACGTCCGCGAACAGTGTCTCGAATACGCGCTGCGAACCAACGAGCAGTTCGGGATCTGGGGCGGCCTGTCGGAGCGTGAGCGGCGGAAGCTGCAGGGCTCGAAAGAGCACCGCAACGCCGGCAAGGACGAGTGCATCAACGGGCACGCCTTCACCGAGGCGAACACGATCCGGTCGAACTACACGGGCCGCGACGGGTCAGTGAAGGAGCGCCGCAAGTGCCAGGAGTGTGAGCGGACCCGCGCGGCCCGCCGGTGGCGGCAGGGGAAGGCAGCATGACGTCCCGGAAGCCGACGGCCATGGAGCAGGCAACGATCGACCGGCTCGGGATCTTCGACGAGGAGAAGTTCGCGGAGATCGTCGGGCACGACGACACCCCGACGTGCAGCCTCCTGTTCAGGGTGAGCGGAGCGCAGTGCGTTCGGCCGGCTACCCACCGCGGCCGGTGCCGTTCCTGCGGTTCGCATCTGGGCCTCGCGTGCAGCAAGCATGCAGCGCAGATGGAACGGTCGACGGAGGTGCTTCGACACGCGGCATGCGGGGCCGAGGCGCCTCTGAACGAACTCATCGAGGCGGTGCCGCTGTGAGCGCCCCGACGGATGCCACCCGGCAGGCCGTGTACGCCCGCGACGGCCGCCGCTGCGTCGCCTGCGGCGCACTGGACGCGCTGACGTTCCAGCATCGCCGTGCGGTCGGCATGGGCGGCTCGAAGATCAAGCCGGGCGTCGCTGACGGGCTGACGCTCTGCGCCGTCTGCAACGCCGCCTGCGAGGCGGAGATGCAGCAGCTGGCGCTCGCGTATGGGTGGAAGGCGAAGCGGTGGACCGACCCGACGAAGGTCCCCGTCTACTACCCGCACGCGTTCCAGTGGTTCCGCCTCGAGGGCACGGAGCGACACCCGATCCCCGCGGCCGTCGCGCTCGACATGATGCACGCCGTCTACGGCGACGAGTACTTCCACTGGAGGGCCGCCTGATGCCGTACTTCCCCGTGGATGACGACGTCGCGTTCCACCCGAAGATCCTCGCGGCCGGGAACGAGGCAGTCGGCATGTGGACGAGGGCCGGAGCGCTCTGCAAGAAGCACACGACAGGCGGGCACGTGTCGATCGACACCGCGCGCGCACTCGGCCCGAAGAAGCTCGCTGATCGCCTCGTGGCCGTGGGCCTGTGGGCCGAGGTCCCCGGCGGGTACCAATTCCATGACTGGACGAAGCAGGCCGGCAACGATGAAGCGCACGTTGAGAAAGAGCGTGCGGAGCGATCGAGGGAGAAGAACGCGGCCCGCCAGGCGGCATGGCGTGAGCGTCACGCCGGAAGTAACGCCGTTACTAACGCGGGCGATAACACCCCTGTCACGAAGTCCCCCAGTCCCAGTCCCATGACTGACTTCTTCTCACCTTCTGAGAGTCAGTCACGAGATACACGCGCGAACGTTTCGACGGACGCGATGGATGTGCCGGAGGTGACGAGGCAGATGGCGGCCCGCAAGGGCATCACGTCGCTGCGCACCGTCGCTGATGCGATCCAACGGCACACGGGCGTGAGGGTCGACGCGGCCGGCGCGTACCAGGTCGCTGCGTCGCTGCTGGATCGGGCGAAGGACCACCCGAAGGCGCCTGCCCGCTACGTCTCCGCGGCGATCGCGCAGTCGCCGCTCGAGGTGCAGCAGTTCATCCACGAGCATGCGTTGGAGGTGGCGTCGTGAAGGTGATGGTCGACCTGGACCCGCGGGACGTGTGGCGCATCCAGGAGAAGGCGGAACGGCTCGGCGTGCTTCCGGGTGAGGTGCTGCGTGACGAGCTCGCCCGGAAGCGTGCTGGACGGGAACTGCGGGAGGTCGTCCGTCAGCGGGTGATGGCGGGGATGTGTGACGCGGACATCGCCGACGAGATCGGCCACGCGCCTGGCTACGTCGCCGAGCTACGCCGGGGCATGGGCCTTCCGGCGAACCGTCGCCGGCGGCCTGGGGACGCGCCGTCTCCGGTGCTCGTCGGTGAGCGGTTCGTTGACAAGGACCTGCGCCACCCGGGCCGGGTCGTCGAGGTCATCGAGACGGGGCTACGCGGTGGGCGGGTCCGTGTCCGCGTGACCTTCCACCCGACTCGACCGACGTTCATCGGCCAGTTGCAGACCATGGCGCCGGAGTCGCTCCGCGCCCACTACACGAAGGAGACGCCATGAGGATCCTGACCGTCAGGCAGCCGTGGGCGTGGGCGATCATCCACGCCGGGAAGGACGTCGAGAACCGCGTCCGCAACGTCGCCGGGTCGTACCGCGGGCCGGTCGCGATCCACGCCGCACGGAAGGGCGCGGAGGACGAGGCGTGCGTCGAGGTGTGGGGCAGGTGGTGCGACACTCTCGATCCCGACGTACGCGGCGCGATCATCGGCGTCGTCGACCTCGTCGACGTGCACAAGGGGTACTGCGACACGGACGACTACCCGATCTGTTCGGAGTGGGCGGCGTTCGACCAGTGGCACCTCGAGATCGCGAACCCGCGCCCGCTCGCCGAGCCGATCCCGTACCGGGGCGCGCTCGGCCTCCGCACCCTCGACGACGACACGACCGCGCGGATCCTCGCGCAGATCGGAGCATGACCATGAGCGACAGCATCGTGGAGAAGGTCGCGGCAACCATCGCCGTGCCCGACCTCATCCGCCACGGGAAGACGTGGGGCGAGTGGGAGGACTGGCAGCGCGCACCGTACGTACGCGACGCCCGCCAGGTGCTCCGCGTGGTGGCCGAGTTCATCGACGCCCCGAGCGTGATGGGCGACACCGGCGTGATCTACGTCTGCCAGGTGTGCGGTGAGCCGATCGAGTCGGAACCGTGCCGCGACCACATGCCCATCGCAACCGCGGCCCTCGCCATGAGTGACCTGAGCGACGCGCTCACCCAGCTCGCGATCGGAGACCCGGCATGACGATCCTCTGCATCACGACGGCGGGCCTGCCCGGCATCCGTCCCTGCACGCACCGCGGCGACCACACCATCAGCTGCCCCGACCGCCCCGTGAACCGCGCGATCACCGAGTACGTCGACGGCGAGACACCGGAGGAGACCTGCACCGGCTGCATGCCCCGGAAGGCCGACGTCGGCTTCCTGTGCCGGTACTGCTTCGACCGGCTCGAGCAGGTGTGGTTGAAGTGGGATCACTTCGCTGCGTTGCTGCCTGAGGCGGGGAATCGGGCGGTGGTCCGCGACACTGGCGGCCGCGGCTCAACCCCGGACGGCTACGTCCCGTATCCGGGCACGTACCTCGCGTACGACGAGTGCATGTCGTACCTCGCGTCACGCCGCGGCCGGCCCCTGCGGATCTGGGTGTCGAACGAGGCCGGCGCCGCCGACGCGATCCAGTTCGCGCGCGCCGCGGATGCCGCGTACCGCACCCACGAGGTCGAGGAGCGCGCGCACAAGATCCGCCGGGTCCGCTGCCCGAAGTGCGGCCAGCTGACCCTCGTCTGGAACCCGACACCCCTGTTCGGCGGGCACGTGGAGGTCCGCTGCGCGAACGACGACTGCGGCGAGGTCCTCGACCAGGGCTCGTTCGAGCAGATCGCCGAGATCGAAGAGACAACCCGGAGGACAGCATGACCGACTACAGCGCCCTGGTGGCCGAGCTCGAAGGCTTCGCCGAGGGCAGCACTTCTGCCCGAGCCACACTCATGCGGGACGCCGCGGCGGCGATCCGCACGCTGACCACCCCACCCACCGACGACGAGCCGACGGGACGCATGGTCAACAACGGCGACTACACGCACCTGCAGACCCACCGCCGCCGGAAGGTTGGCCCGTGGGAGCCGGTGGAAGCCGCGAGGGATGCATCATGACCGGCCAGCGATGCCGCGAGTGCACCGAGGGGAAGCACGGCGCCTGCAACGGTGTGGCGCTCGTCGACGACGGGCACGACGTGCTGGAAGTCGACTGCATCTGCGCGGATGGAGGCCACCCGGCATGAGCGCCCCGTGCGTCCTGTACATCGCGATCGAAGCCCCCACGGTCTCCGACGCCCAAGCCCAACTCCGCCGGTTCATCGACGCCGGCCTGAACACCGAATCCGACCGGGTGCATGTCTCCATCGGAGATCCCGACACCCTCCACACGAAGGAGCAGCAGTGAACGTCGAAACGATCAAGACTCTCAAGATTGGCGACCCCGTGCGGTTCACGCACCGCCTCGAGCGCAAGAGCGAGCACCGCCCGCTCACAGCGCAGGAGGCCGAGTCGCTGAAGTGGGACTACCTGCGGACGCGGTTCGCCGGGCGGCGGCTGTGGCTAAAATGGTGGACCCCGGTTCCCGTGGACGGCGGAAGGGGCCGTGTGGTCGGCATCCGGCACTACCGCAACGGGGTCAACCACTACGGCGAAGAGTCGACCACGTTCGACTTCCTCACCCAGTTCCCCGTGGTGCTCGTCGCCTACTCGCTGCACGACAAGCCGGCGGCCGTCCTACCCGAGCACCTGACCAGCCTCGCCGCCTGGCGCGACCGGCACGGCGATGTCTGGACGCTCGGTGACGACGGGCTCATGCACACCCGCGAGACGGCGCCATTCACCCGCGAGCACGTCGAGAAGAAGTGGGGGCCGCTGGTCCTCGTGGAGCGGAGCGAATCATGACCGACAACGACTGGCGCGCCCTCTCGAACTTCACCCACACCTGCAACGTCTGTGGCGCCACCGTGACCGTCACCGACGGGAACCAGGAACCGCACCGGTGCCGCATCGAGATCCCGGACAGGAGCGAGTGATGGCCGGGCGGATGCACCTGCTGGGCCACACGCGCCACCCCGGCATGCCCACGTCGGGCCGTTACGTCTACCGCCCCCGCACGTCGGACGTGCAGTCGTTCGCGGACGTCTGGTACTGGCAGTGCGATCTGCATGATGACGACGTTGCGCAGCCGGATCAGTACGGCGACGGCGCGACGATGCAGGAGGCGTTTGCCGGAGCGCTCGCGCACGCCAATGTCTGCTCTGCGAGGGCCAGGGATCACCACACTCACGACTCTCGCGGATCGCGGGACGCCTGTGGCGCTGGTCACTGCGACCACACGACCATCGTGCAGATCGACGGCAAGCCGGTCCACACGGATGGGAGCACGACGTGAGCACCACCGTCACCCCCGCCCCCTACTGCGCGCACATCCAGGGCGGCGGCTCCCACTGCTACCGCCGCACGAAGCACGACAGCGGCCTGTGCCCGCAGCATCGCCCCGGCCGAAACGGCAGAGGTCAGGAGCCGATGTCCACCCGCGGCATCCTCGCCTGCCACGTCGATGAGTCGGGCGGGATGGCCGAGCTCACCGCCGCCGAGGCGCTCCTGACTGATGCCTACGGTCCCGGCTCGTGGGTCACGAACGGACCGGAGCCGGCACCATGACCCGTCCAGGAAAGATCGGGCCGCCCCTCCCGAACTCCGCACGCGGCCACTGCGGTTTCATCACCTCCTGGGCCGTCACAACCTGCCACGCCCCCGCATCAGACCACTACCTGCTCACCCCCGGATCCGGCATGTTCGTCTGCACCGACCACGCCGCCCGCGTCGCCGAACTGTTCCACCCCGTCGACCGACACCTCGTCACCCCCGAGTGCATCCACCCCGCATCCGACTGGCAGCAGTCGACAGGCAACCACACCGGGTTCTGCCACGTCCCCCACGAGGACACCGAACTCCTCGAGCAGCTGCACACCGTCGAGATGACAGAACTGGAGGCCAGGGCGTGAAGGAGTGGATCACCGTAGCCGAGGCCGCGGTCCTCGTCGGCCGGCACCCGTCCCGCATCTACGCCTGGATCGACCAAGGCCGGCTCGCGACGAACGTGAACGCGTCCGGCGTCACCGAAGTGCTGTCGAAGGCAGTCCGCCGCATCGAGGGTGAGGTGAAGCGCGGCCGCCCACGAGGTACCCCGACACGCCGGTAGACGGTGCGTGCATTAATTCGCGAAACCCGCGACGCTTATACGTAGATGGTGGAGATCTTTACCCACCGCGTGATCGCGCAAGAGCCCCGGACCTTCCCCCAAGGACCGGGGCTCTTCTCACGCAGTCGGACCGGCGGGGCTTCCTACAGCCCCAGCCGGCTATCCCGCGGCGTCACCGAGTTGAAGTTCCACTCGTGACCACACGCACCGCACTTCCCATGGTTCTTCGGCAACGACACCCTGTCCGGGTTCCGCGTCACCTCAGCCGAACCGCCACACTGCGGACACTCCACGGTCACTTCAGCTTCCAGACGAAATCCTCGCCAGCCGACACCGCTTCCGCATACGAGCGCACAGTGTCAGCGGGCAGCGTCACCCCGATCTCGCCGAACGTGCTCGCCACGTTCGGCTCGATCTCCGCGACAGGCTTCCCCGTCCACAGCGACCGGAACTGCTGATCCGCCCCCTCGATACGGTCGGCGATCTGCTGGTACAAATCCCTCACCCCAGCCTGGTTGATCCTGACCTTCGCCATGATGCTCCTCTCCGCCTCGTACCCCAAGCACGAAGCGTTCCAGAGTAGCGAGGGCCTCCGACATCCGTGACAGCGTCCAGGCGACGCACGATCGAGGTGATCTCCCATGGTCCGAGGTCAAACATTCGACCAGGGTCTACGCGCACGCGAACTGTTCGACCGCGGCCTGTCGTGCAACCGCATCGCCCGTGAGCTCGGCGTGGCGCCTTCGACGATCTCCGCATGGGCGAAGCGTGAGGGGCTGTCGTTCAATCGTGCAGCGACCGAGGATGCTGTCGCGGCGGCGAAGGTCACTCGAGCAGAACGACGTGCGGCCATCATCGACCGGCTGTACACGCGCGCTGAACGCGTCCTGGATCGTCTCGAAGCACCTGAGTACCTGCACCGCATGGCGAGCGGCGATGGCATCTCGACGTATCGAGATGAGTTCCCGCCGGCTGTCGATGAGAAGTCGCTGTCGGCCGCGATCCACAGCTACCTGAAGGATGCTGCTGACCTCGAGCTCGTCGACGATGGTGACGGCCTGTCCCCGGTGGAGTCGATGCTCGGCCGCCTCGCTCAGCGGTTCGGTCTCGTGGCCGATGAGTGACGTTCTCGCCGACATCTCCCCGAAGCAGGAGTTGTCGATCCGTGAGGCCACCGTGCAGGTGTGCGTCTGGGAGGGGGCGGTCCGCTCGTCGAAGACGATCGCGCAGATCCTCCGCTTCCTGATCGCTGTACCCCGTGCCCGTCAGGGCCGCATCGTCATCCTTGGCCGCACACGCGAGTCGATCTACCGCAACATCATCGAGCCGATGATGGACCCGGAACTGTTCGGCGACGTCGCCCCGCACGTGAAGTACACGATGGGTGCGCCGACGGCGAAGATCCTCGGCCGGGTCGTGCACATCATCGGCGCGAACGACAAGCAGGCGGAAGACAAGATCCGCGGCATGACAGTCGCGCTGTGCCTCGTCGATGAGATCACCGTCATTCCCGAGGGCGCGTTCAAGATGATGCTGTCGCGTCTCACCGCACCCGGTGCGATGCTGCTCGGCTCCACGAACCCCGACTCGCCGGCGCACTGGCTGAAGCGGGACTACCTGGACCGCCTCGAGGAGCTCCCGAACTGGCGGTCGTGGCACTTCGTCCTCGACGACAACATCGCCCTCTCCGACGAGGTGAAGGCGAACCTGAAGGCCAACTACACCGGGCTCTGGTACCGCCGGTTCATCAACGGCGAGTGGGTAGCTGCTGAGGGCGCGATCTTCGACATGTTCGACCCGAAGACAGGCGCCGGCAACGTGATCGCGTGGGAAGACCTGCCCCGCATGCAGGAACTCATCGCGGTCTCCCTCGACTACGGCACCACGAACCCGACGGCCGCGCTGATCCTCGGTGTGTCGGCGGAGACCGACACGTACGGTCGCCCAGCGCCGCGCCTGTTCTTCGTAGACGAGTTCCGGCACGACTCGAAGCTGGCAGAGCAGAAGCTCACCGACGCCGAGCTCGCCCGCGAACTGACGCGGTGGCTCAACGAGAACCACCTGCCATCCTCGACGCCGGTCCGCCTCACTCCGCGGTTCACGATCATCGACCCGTCGGCGGCTTCGTTCGCCGTCGAATTGCAGAAGGCGCACGGCATCACAGCCACCCACGCTGACAACGACGTGCTGTACGGCATCCGCACGATGGCCTCGCTGCTCGCCGAGAAGAAGCTGCTCGTCACCGACCGCTGCAAGGCGCTGATCACCGAACTCCCCGGCTACTCGTGGGACCCGGAAGCGACGCTCAAGGGTGAAGACAAGCCGATCAAGGTCGCCGACCACTCGACGGACGCCGCCCGCTACGGGATCACCACGACCGAGAACATCTGGCGCCGCTTCATCAAGCTCGCCGCCTGAGCACCCGAGGGGGTCACATGGCTAACACGTGGCCTCCCGAGCCGTTCGACGTCGCCTTCGCGCGTTTCCGGGAGCTCGACGCGTGGTGGACGGGTGACACCGCCACCCTGCAGTCGATCTACTCGACCAGCGCCGGCACGCATGTCGTCAACGGGCAGTCGTACCGTGGTGGCGTCGTCGGCACCCTCTCGAAGTGGTGGTGGGGTCAGCCGATCGCCACCGACGAGCAGCGCATGAAGATGCACCTCCCGCTCGCCGCGGACCTGTGCACGCTGTCCGCCGACCTGCTGTTCGGTGAAGCCCCGCAGGTCCTCTTCCGCAAGCCGGCGACAGCGGAGGCGCCGACGGATGGTGTCGAGACGGTGGCCGCGCCGTGGCGACACGAAGCGCAGGACCGGCTCGACCAGATCATCGCGTCGGACGAAGCGCACGCAGAGTGGCTGCTGTCGGGCGAGTACGCCGCCGCTCTCGGTGGCGCGTACGTCACGGTCGCCTGGGACCCCACGATCTCCGACCACGTCTTCCCGAAGGCGTACGCCGCGGACTGCGTGATCCCCACGTTCCGTCACGGCCGTCTCGTCGCCGCCCGCCTGTGGTCCGAGTACCGCGAAGGCAACGAGGTGTACCGCCTCATCGAGGACCACACGCCCGGTGTCATCGAGTACGGCCTATACCGCGGCACCGACAAGGACCTCGGCGGCCTCGTCCCCATGGGCACCCGCAGCGAGACCGCGCACTACGAGAGCCTCCGCAACGAGTCCGACCTCGAGGTGGCGATCGCGAACCCCGCCGCGCTGCCCCTGTCGGTGAAGATCGGCACGGGCACGGAACGGCTCGCCGTCGTGTACATGCCGAACGCGCGCCCGGTGCGCGACTGGCGGAAGCTGGGACCGCTGCAGTACCTCGGCCGCTCCGACCTCGACGGCATCCAGGACCTCCTCGACAAGGTCGACCAGGTGTGGTCGTCGCTGATGCGCGACGTCGACAACGGGCAGGGCCGGCTGGTCGTCGCAGAGGAAGCTCTCGACCTGGCCGCACCCGGCGAGGGCGCCACGTTCGACACGTACCGTCAGGTGTTCACCAAGATCGGCGCGACCCTCGGGAAGAGCGCCGACGGTGGCATGCCCATCGAGCAGGTGCAGTTCGACATCCGTGTCGAGGAGCACATGGCCACGTTCGACGGCCTGCTGCGCCGCATCGCCTCGACGATCGGCTACTCGGAAGCGCACCTCGGACTCGAGGGCGCCACGGGCACGCAGACAGCGACGGAGATCACGGCAGACCTGTCCGACTCGGAGCGCACCCGCGACAAGAAGGCGATGTACGCCCGCCTGGCCATGTCGCGGTGGGCGCTCGCCGCGCTCGAGATCGACGCCGCCGTGTTCGGTGGCGACGCGCTCGGTGACCTGACCGTCGCACCTGATGTGGTGTTCGCCCCCGTGTCGCAGGCTGACCCGGAGAAGCTGGCACGTACCGCACAGCTGCTGGACGCCGCACGTGCAGCCTCCCGCAAGGAGATCGTCCGTTCCCTGCACCCCGACTGGGATGAGCCGGACATCGACGCTGAGGTCGAGCGCATCAAGCAGGAGATGGGCACGCCGGCACCGGATCCGGCCACGTTCGACGGCGACGACCCGGACGACGCCGACGACGTGGACGACGAGACCGGCGAATGACATGCCTGGGATGCTGCTCGTCCTCATCGGACTGAGCGTCCTCGGCGGCATCGCCCTCGCGGTGGGTCTGCTGATCATCGGGTGGGTCTTCTACATGCTGTGGCGGCAGGCGCAAGGCGACTTCGAGTGAACGTCCACTACCACCACCCCGACATCGTGGTCACGAAGCGCCGCCTCCTGGGCCGCGTCGTGACCATGCTCCTCGTGTGGGCGGCCGCGTTCGTGTGGTGCATCAGCGACTGAGGACCTGATCGGGGGTCATCGTGGCTCTGTTCGTCCCGAACCCCGAAGCGGAGTCCGTCGAGGAGATCATTGAGCAGCTGTCGCTCGAGCTCGCCCGCGCGTACCGCGAGGCTGAGGATGAACTGATCCGTGAGATCGCGGTCCGCGCGGTCCGGGACATGGAGATCGCCGCCGGTCTCCCCGTGAACCTGCTCGGCCTCACCCCGGAGGCTCGGCGCCGACAGAACCGGATCCTCGCGGAACTCGCCGGGCACCGTGCGAAGGCGATCCGGGAACTGCAGGGCATCGCGGTCGCGATGGCCGAACGACTCCGCGTCGCAGATTTGGCCCGCCGCGTCATCGAAGTCGCGGCGACAGAGGGGGAAGCGGCCGCCGCCGCGATGCTCGGTCTCGCCGGGCGTCAGCCGTCGGCGGTCGTCCCGCTCCCCTTCATCGGCTCCACCACTCAGATCTCCGCGGCGACGATGAGCGGTGCAGCTGCACAGGCGGTCACCATGGTGGCCCTGAATCTGCAGTCGCGGCTTGAGGTGCTGAATCAGCGCATCACCCGGTACCCGCAGGACGCGTACCAGCGGATCATCGCGCTGCACTCGCCGAACACGCTCCTCGGGATCACGACATCAAAGGTGCAGCAGGCGGCCGCGGTGCAGCGGTTCCTCGCCGAGGGCATCCCGTCGTTCATCGACCGGGCTGACCGGCGGTGGACGATCGGTGCGTACGCGGAGATGGCCGGCCGCACGAGTGTGAACCGGGCGTACAACGACGCCGGCGTGTGGCGGATGCAGCAGTCGGGCATCGGCCTCGTCACCGTGGTGCGTGGTCTGGACTCCTGCCGGAAGTGCGCCGAGTGGGCCGGGAAGATCCTCTCCACGGACGGCACGCCTCCCGGGCCCGTGACTCTGCCGCACGCGACCGATGACGGCACGGTGACGGTGAACGTCGCCGCGACCGTCGACGGCGCACGCAACGCGGGCTGGGGTCACCCGAACTGCCGGTGCCGGCTCGTCCCGTACCTGCCCGGGCTGACCGTCCCGCAGGACGACACCACGTACGACCCGGCCGCCGAGAAGGAACGCGCCGAGCAGCGGCGCCTCGAGCGGGAGATCCGCGCGGCGAAGCGTCTTGAGGTGACGGCGATGAACGACGCCGACCGTGCACGCGCCGCCCGTGAGATCCGGCATGCGCAGGCCGAGATGCGCGGGTTCATCGAGCAGACCGGCCGGCTCCGCCAGTCGTACCGCGAGCAGCTGCACTTCGCCGACGGCCGTCGGCGCACTGGACCGTCCATACCCACCACAAGGAGCATCTCGTGACTCTCGGCTACGTCGTCCTCGCCAAGCGCCCGGACATCCGCAACGAAGGTGCGTTCACGCTCGACGTCGTGAGCAGCGTGTGGGCCACCGTCGAGCCGTGCGAGAACCACCAGGCGTACTGCCAACTCAAGGCCGAAGCGGAGCCCGAGCGCTACGGCGACGTGGAGTACGTCATCGCCGAGATGCACCTGTACCGGCCGCCAGCGCCGGGGCTCCCAGTGGGCGCCGAGGCGCTCAACACCGTCGCGTGCTGACCATGAGCACCTCCACCGCCGACTACCTGCCGCGCGAGAAGCCGTTCATCTACTTCCACTCCGACGCATCGCCGCTGATGGACGGCTGCGACTGCGGCGACCGCGAGTGGTGCATCGAGAGCGTGCACGACCGGTCACACCTGCTGCCTGGCGCGTCGGCTGCCTCGCTGGACGAGGCGCTCGTGTACGCGCGACTCCTCGCCCGGCGCGCCGAGCTCGGATGGGACATCACCCACCCGATCGGCATCGGTGAGACCAAGTCCATCTGCTGGTGCGGCTGGTCGAAGGTCTGCGCCGGCTGGCACGGCAACGACATCCTCCGCCACGTCATCGACGCTCATCCTGAGCACCCCGCGGTGCGCGGCTGACCACAATCTCGGGTGTCAACGCGTACCTTTCCGCGAAGGCTGCTCATGACGCCACGCTGCAAGGGGCGAGGCAGACCTGCACCCGATGAGCGGCGGCCCCGAGCCGAGGCGAGGCTGATGTATCGCCGGCCGCCGCTCCCCAAATGACCCCCAGAGGTGGGGGACCGCTGACCGGCACTTGCAGAAAGTTGCATACCGAGCGGGCGAGTCGTAGCTGTCGGGTTTGTGTTCGACAGCCGGCAAGCGGCCTAAGAACGAGGCGACTCTGCGCGCCTACCCCCACCTCTGGGCCCCTCAAGCCCCGCGCCGTCGCCGGCCCTGCACGTCGACGGCGCGGCCCAACACGTCCACCCGCAGGGGGTGGCAACAGATCCCGGCAGGTCCGGGGGAAGAAGGCAACCAGCATGAGCAGTGCTCAGCACCCCACGTTCGCCCGCCGCGGTTGCGACGGGCTCGCACAGATCGGCCCGACCCGCTACGACGTCGTCGGCGCCCGGTTCTTCGCGCCGGCCGATGACGCCGCGGGAGGCGGTGGCGTCACACCACCGGCCGCCCCGCCTGCACCCCCGGCACCGCCCGCCGCGGCACCTCCGGCCCCTCCGGCGGCCGACGCGCCGTGGACGAAGGAGAACTTCGACCCCGAGCGTGCGTGGCGGCTCACCGAGAACCTCCGCACGGACCTCGCGACCGAGAAGCAGAAGCGCGACGACGCGATCAGCACCGCCGTGTCGACTGCCGTCGCCGACGCCCAGAAGGCGTGGACTCAGCAGCTCGCGCAGGCACTCGGCGGCCCCGCCGCGCCGGAGACCGACCCGGTCAAGCTCAACGAGGCCCTCACGGCACTGCAGACGCAGTCCTCCGAGACCGCCACGAAGCTCACGGCCGCGGAGCAGCAGGTGAAGGCCGGTCAGGTCGCCCTGCAGGTCGCACTCCACGCCCCCGCGCTCGGCGCGAACACCGGACTCCTGCTCGCCAACGAGCAGTTCAAGACCTCCATCGCCTCGGTAGAGCCGAGCGACGAGGCGGCCATCAAGGCCGCGATCACCAAGGCGTTGCAGGACAACGCCGCCCTCAAGCAGCCCCCCGCCGCGTCAGGTGCCGGCGATCACACGGGCCCGACCGTTCAGTCCCTCGAAACCCTTCTGGCCAAGGCCATGAAGGACGGGGACACCGCCGCATCCATCGTCTTGAAGCGTCGCATCGCCGACGCCAAGGCCCAGCACTAAGGAGTCACCATGGCCGGTATCACCGGACAGGGCACCACCTACAACCTGCCCAACTACGTCGGCGAGCTCTTCCAGATCACTCCGGAAGCCACGCCCCTCCTCTCCGCCATCGGCGGCCTGACCGGCGGCACGTCGGTCAAGACCACCGAGAAGGAGTGGCAGATCGAAGACCTCCGCGACAACGACCAGAACGTCGCGCTCGAGGGTGCGAACGCGCCCACCGGGGTCGCACGCGTCCGGTCGAACGTCACGAACGTCGCCGAGATCCACCACTCCGCGGTGGAGACCAGCTACACCAAGCTGGCTACGCAGAACAAGACCGCCACGGCGGGCGTCGAGGGGTCCAACCCGATCGCGAACGAGCACGACCACCAGGTCATCCTCGAGATCGCGTCGATCGCGAAGGACATCAACCACGCCTTCTGGAACGGTGAGTACCAGAAGCCGTCCGACAACACGACCGCACGCAAGACCCGCGGTCTGCTGCAGGCGATCTCCACGAACCGTGTCATCTACGGCAACGCGGAGATCAGCGCGACGTCGGCGACCGACACGATCACCGGCACCCACTCGCTGCAGGTCGGCGACAAGGTCGTGTTCACGGCACGTGGCGCGTCGACGGCAGTCGTGATCGGCCGCGTGTACTACGTGCAGGCGATCTCCACGACCGTCTCGTTCAAGGTCGCTGCGACCTCGGGCGGCGCGGCCATCGCGATCGGCACCGCCACGGGCATCAAGGTCATCCCGATCTCGACCACGGCGCCCACGCTGGACACCTACAACGGCCTGTTCCAGCGGGCGTACGACAACGGCGGCCTCGGCGACGTGGTGAACGCGACCATCGCGTGCAACTCGTCGCAGAAGCGGAACCTGACCGCCACGTACGCCGCGGCGTACGCGAAGTCGGACCCGCTCGCCGGCACTCGCAACGTGGGTGGTGTGAACCTCACCACGATCGAGACGGACTTCGGGACGCTCAACATCATGCTCGACCGCCAGCTGCCGCAGGACGCTCTCGCGATCGTCTCGCTCGAGCAGCTCGAGCCGTTCTTCCTGGAGAACGAGGAGTTCGGCCACTTCTACGAGGAGCCCCTCGCGAAGGTCGGTTCGGCCAAGCGCTCGCAGCTGTACGGCGAGGTCGGCCTCCAGTACGGCAACGAGAAGGCCCACGCCCAGCTGCGTGGCCTCCCGGTCTTCGTCTAGACCGTCACCGATCCCGGCGCGGTGTGATCCGCTCCACCGCGCCGGGATCACCAACACGAGGAGGCTCCGATGGTCCGCATCATCTCGCCGCGCCCAGTGCCCGGCCGCCGCACGTTCATCGGCGTCGAGTTCGTCGACGGTGTCGCCGAGGTCGGCCCGCTGCATCCCGAGCGGGAGCTCGCGCTCCTGCAGCACGGCTACACCATCGTGCACACCGACGTCATGGCCGCGGGGTCCTCCACTGGCACCGTCGCGGTCCACTTCGCTGACAGCCTCGCCGACGACCCCCTGGCGCCGTTCGAGGCGCTTCCCGAGGCGATCGAGGGCGACACCACCCCGAAGGTCTCCCGCCGGAAGAAGGGCTGACCCGTGGCTCTGCCGGTGTACGCGAAGGTCGGCGACCTCAAGAAGTTCCTCGGCGTCGAAGAGCTCGACGCGTCCGACACCGAGGCGAAGGCGGGTCTCCGCCGCGCGTCGAACGAGGTCCGTGGACTCACCCGGACCACCGTGTACGAGACGGACGACGACGGACTCCCGACGGATGCAGCGGTCCTCGACGCGTTCAAGGACGCGACGTGCGCGTTCGTGGCGTACTGGGATGAGACGGGCGACATCACCGGCGGCAACGCGATCGCCGGGCCCGTGAAGATCCTCTCCGTCACCCTGGGCGGCACCGCGACGGGCGGCGCATCATCGCGCAGCGCCGCAGACGCGCGCCGCGCCGACGAGGCCGTCACCATCCTCCGCAACGCGGGCCTCATCGGTTCCGCGGTCTCGCACACGTAGGAGGACCGGATGCCGCGTCTCCGCAAGGCTCACCTCCCGCACCGCGTCATCCTCACCCCGATCCTCGACGGCCCCGAGGGCGACATCGAAGGAACCCCGATCCCCGACGTGCCGGCGTACGTCGAGCAGAAGACGCACCTGCGGGTCGACCGCCGCTCGACGAGCCCCACGAGCGGCCAGGAGATCAAGTCCTCGACCACGGTCGTATTGCTCCCCGAGCATGATGTCCTCCCCCGGACGAAGGTCACCGTGTGGGCGGGCACCGCACGGGAACGCACCTCCGAGGTCATCGATTCCGCGCTCGGCATGTACGACCAGCGGACCCCGAACCACGTCGAGCTCTACCTCGAGTAGGAGGTCACGATGGGCGTTCGCGTTGAGGTGTTCCTGCAGGTGAACGACGCCGGCCCCGACCTCACGGCACGGCTCGCTGCCGGTGAGACGCTCGCCGCGCAGCGTGGCATGGCGCTCTCGGTCGACCGGTCCCCATGGGACATTGGCACGCTCGCCGGAGCGCACGCCGTGATCCCGGCCACCGACCCGGAAGAAGGCGCCGCGCTCGTCGTCGATACCCCGTACGCGGCGAAGCTCCACGAGCACCCGGAGTACAACTTCTCGACCGACGCGAACCCGAACGCACAGGGGAAGTGGGTCGAGGAAGCAATGGTCGACGCCAAGGACGAGCTCGGCGAGATCATCGCGAAGCAGGTGCGTGATGCCTGACGCTCCCGAGATCCTCCTGAACCGCGCGATCGCGCAGCTGCTCCACGACGCCGAACTCGCGGTGTACGCGCCGACCGGAGCGGTCCCCGCGCGCGGCATCCGCCTCGACGGTGTCATGCCGACGATCAACGAGTTCACCCTGCTCACCGCGCTCCGCCCGGTCCCCGAGGGCCGCGCGAACCTCGTCTACCGAACGCAGATCTACACGCGCCGCACCGGCTCCCCCATCGTCACCCGCCAGTGGGCCGCTGACCTTCGCGCGCTGCTCGACCAGAAGTCGTACACGCCACAGGTGCTCGGCATCTCGTGGGCGTGGGAAGAATCCGCGCTCGACTTCGACCCCGACACGCAGAGCCGCTCCGCGGTCGCCTGTACCTACTACTTCCGCGGCCGCCGGCCGTAGGAACCCGCCGGAAGCGCCGGCACCCGACCAGAAGGAGGCGGCAATGGCCGACCACACCCTCTATGACACCATGGCGCCCTCCGTGGGTTCCCTGGCTCTCGCGCACGAGCGACTGATCCGGATGAAGGTCGAAGGGGTCTTCATCAACATCACCGGCGACGTCAACAACCTCGCGCTCAACCCGACGCCGATCGAGATGGCTCGTGAGACGTACGGCAACAAGACCAAGACGTCGTCGGACATCACGGGGTACAACTACGCCCCGACGTTCGACGTCGAGGTCATCCGCGACCCCGACACGAAGCAGATCGTCGCGTCGCAGGCGTGGTTCAAGGACCTCGTCGCCGCCGCGTTCGCCACGGGCGGCGCGAACGAGCGCGAGTTCCAGCTGTTCACGGACGCGTTCGACGAGGACATGCCTGTCGTCGAGGGCACGTTCTCGGTCGCGTTCGCCGAAGGCAACACGGGCTTCGCGGACAAGGCGGTCGTCCGCATCACCCTCAAGAACAAGGGTGACGTCACCGTGCTCACGACGTCGCCGCTCGCCGGCACCGGCGAGCCGATCCTCGAGTCGGCGTCGCCCTCCGGCGCGGCCGTCGGCGACCTCATCAAGGTGCGCGGCTACGGCCTCAGCAGCATGGTGTCGGCCACGATCGACGGTCAGACGGTCCTCGAGCGGATCGTCATCGACGCGTACACCGTGGCGCTGCTCGTGCCCGCCTCGGTGACCGGCCCGGCGCCGATCATCATCACCAACAGCGTCGGCGCGTCCGACCCGCTGACCTACACGGCCGCGTGACTCAGAGAGTGCAGGGACTCCAATGAGCATCAAGGCATCGAAGGTCGGTCGCGACCTCCACATCGAGATGGAGGGGGTGGACGGCGCGTTCGTCATCCACCCTCTCCCCGGTCGTGCCGGTGTGCAGATCACCGACACGTACCTCTCCACCTACGGCGGCCAGGCCGTCGACCTGCTCCCCGCGCTGCAGATGGCCGTCGACGGCGCCCGTCAGAACGCGCTCACCGGCCTGTGGGAGCCGCTCCCCGAGGCGGAGCAGGTCAACTTCAACCGCATCGGGAACGAGCTCTCTCAGGAGGAGTCCGAGGGCATCATCATGCCCGCGTTCTTCTGGCAGACCGTCCTCGGCATGGATGGCGTGAAGGCGTACATCGAGGGCGGTGAGGGTCTCGCCGGCACCCTAAAAGCGACGGGGGCGCTGTCCCAGCGTTTGGGGCTCTTGGCCCCGCGGACATCGCCCAAGGCATCCGCGACGGCCTGATCATCCCGTTCGGGCAACCGGACGAGAACGGCTACTACCCCGACTACGCGTTCACCCCCGCGTGGAAGGCGCAGCGCGAGGCGGCAGCGCGACGTCAAGCCCAGCAGGAAGCGCCCGGCGTCACCGCGAACGAGTTCTGGGGTGTCGTGTGGCCGGAACTGTTCGGCGAGGTGGAGCTCGACCTGGCGCAGGCGGGCCTCATCACCGACCTCGACCGCGCGCTCGACACGCACTCGCTGCACTTCCTGTGCTCAGCGATCGCCCGCATCTTCCACGACGACATCGACGGCACCACCTGGATGCGGAAGGCGGTACGCGATGTCGTTCGACGCCGGAGCGCTGATCTACAAGATCCAGACGTTGGGCGCGCAGGAGGCGCAGCGCGACCTCCGCGCGCTTGACGCCACCTTCCGGAAGACCGGTGGTGCTGCGGCAGAGTCGAAGCCGAAGGTCGATGACCTCGGCAAGGCGACGGAGTCGACCGGCCGCAAGGCGCGGGACGCGAAGAAGCCGCTCGACGAGCAGGCGAAGGCCACCGAGGACGTCGGCAAGAAGTCCACCGACGCCGCCAGCAAGCAGCAGAAGCAGAAGGAAGCGACCGACGCGCAGGTGCAGGCGGCGCGCACCCTGTCGCTCGCTCTGATCGCCGTCGGCGCCGCCGCGGGCGCCATGGTGGCGCTGTCCATCGCGCGGCAGACCGAGTTCGGCGCGGCGATGTCGAACACCGCCGCCGCGACGATGGCTACCACGGAGGAGCAGAAGGCGCTCGGCGAGGCCGCGCTTGACGCCGGCGCCGACACGAAGTACTCGGCCACGGAAGCCGCCGCCGCCCAGGAGGAGCTCGCGAAGGCGGGACTCACCGTCACCGAGGTCATCAAGGGTGGCCTGAACGGTGCGCTGTCCCTCGCCGCCGCCGGGCAGCTGCAGGTCGCGCGCTCCGCGGAGATCATGGCGACCACGCTGAAGCAGTTCAAGCTGCCGGCGGAGCAGGCCGCGCACGTCTCCGACGTCCTCGCCGCTGGCGCTGGCAAGGCGCAGGGTTCCGTCGAAGACATGGCGCTGGCGCTTTCCTACGTCGGCCCCGTTGCGGCAGGGCTCAAGATCGGACTCGAAGAGACGGCTGGCGCGATCGCGCTCCTCGCGTCCGAAGGCATCCTCGGGGAGAAGGCCGGTACGAGCCTCCGAGGCGTCATCATGTCGCTCACCGCGCCGTCGGCGATCGCCGCGCGCACCATGGGTGAGTACGGCATCGAGATCTTCGACGCCCAGGGGAACATGAAGTCCCTCGCGGAGGTCTCGGAGATCCTCAAGGCGCGCCTCGGCGGTCTGACGGAAGCTGAACGGTCCGCTGCGCTCGGCCGCATCTTCGGCAACGAGCAGATCACCGCGGCGCGCATCCTGTACGCCGGTGGTGCGCAGGCGATCGACGAGTGGACCGAGAAGGTCAACGACTCGGGGTACGCCGCCGAGCAGGCAGCGATGCGGCAGGACAACCTCGCCGGCGACATCGAGAAGCTGGGCGGCGCGTTCGACACCGCCCTCATCAAGACCGGCTCGGGCGCGAACGACGTCCTCCGCGAGATGACGCAGGTCGTCACCTCCCTCGTCGACAGCTACGGGGAGATGCCTGACTCGGTGCAGCAAGGCGCCCTGGCGTTCGGTGTGCTCACTGCGGCGATCCTCCTCACGTCGGGTGCCGCGATCGGGCTCACCGCGAGGTTCTCCGAACTGCGGGTGCAGATGGAGAAGAACAACATCTCCATGGGGAAGACGGCGCTCCTCGGGGGTGTGGTCGGCCTCGCGCTCGCCGGCGTGCTGACCGCTGTGGCCGTGCTCGCCCAGAAGCAGGCGGAGGCCCGTCAGCGCGCCGAGGCGTACAACGAAGCCCTCGAGCAGGGCGCTGACGCGGCGCGCAAGTTCGTCGCCGAGCAGCTGACGGCCGAGCAGTCGCACCTGTGGATCACTCGCGGGTCCGCGGCAGACGCGGCGGAGAAGTTCGGTCTCAGCCTGGAGACCGTCGCGGACGCCGCCGAGGGCAACAAGGCGGCGCTCGAGGAGATGTCCGACGTGATCAAGGCGGGGCAGGGCGACACTGACGCCGCGTTCCGGCTGATGGAGAAGTACGGCCTCACGATGGTCGAGGTGTCGGCGGCTTCAGGTGTCCTCGCCGAGGGTGTTGAGAACGTCACCCGTGCCCGGCAGGACGGGTCCCGGATCGAGGAGCAGCAGCAGGAGATCGCGACTGACGGGGTGGAGGTCACGAAGACCGCCACCGAGGCGTACCTCGACGAGGCCGGCAGCATCGACGACCTGAACACTCAGCTGCAGGAACTCATCGACCGCATCAACGAGGCGAACGGCATCGGGCAGGATGCGGTCTCCACGAACGCCGCCTACCAGGAGTCGATCGCTGGGATCTCCGAGGAGGTTCAGCGGCAGAAGGACAAGTTCCTTGAGCCGCAGAAGCGCGCGTATGAGGAGCTCAACGGCACCCTCGACGGGTTCGTGGGGAACCTCTCCGGGTTCTCGCTCTCACTCGACCAGAGCACCGCTGCAGGGTCCGCGAACGCGGCCATGCTCTCCGACGTCGCCGGGAAGGCGCTGGCCGCTGCGGAGGCGCAGCTCGAGGTCGACAAGCAGACGATGTCCGGTGACGAAGCTGCACAGAAGTACTACGACACGTTGGTGGCGCAGCGGACGGCGTTCGAGGAGTCGGCGGCCGCGGCCGGGTTCAACGCCGACGAAGTGAAGGCGCTCGCCGATCAGGTGTTCGCGCTTCCGTCGGAGAAGGAGATCGCCATCCTCGCTGACACGATCCCCGCGCAGGAGGCGATCAACGGGATCATCACGGACTTCGAGGGCCGCACGATCACCCTCAAGGTCGGCGCGCAGGGGCAGCAGACCTACACACGTGATGGGCGCACGTTCTACGAAGCGGACGGCGGCATCGTCTCGTTCCACGCGAACGGATCCGCGAGTGAGCGTCACGTCGCGCAGATCGCCCGGGCCGGTGAGTGGCGGGTGTGGGCGGAGGACGAGACCGGCGGTGAGGCGTACATCCCCCTCGCCGAGGCGAAGCGCGGCCGGTCCACGGCGATCCTCAGCGATGTCGCCGGCCGGTTCGGCTACCAGCTGGTTCCGGTCGGTGCCACACGGCACGCGAACGGGTCAATGACGCCCATGCCGGCGCCCCCCTCAGCCGGCTCGCTGGTGATTCAGAACGAATTCAACTATCCGCCTGAGACAGACCCGCACGTGCTGTCGCGGGCGACCATCGCGGACATCAACGAGGGACTGAGGGGGCTCGGATGACCCTTCAGGTGGTGGTCGACGGGGTCACATTCCACGACGTCGAGTCAGATCCTGGGTTCGTCGTAGTGGACTTCGAGGGTTGGAACGACGGACCCGGGGCGCGGGGCAACGAAACCCCGCGCACCGCTGCGCACGGCGATCACGACGAACCGGTCTACCGCGGCTCGCGTCTGATCATCCTCAGCGGGTGGTGCGAAGGCTCGGACCCCTCCGACCTCGGGGTGCTCAGTGATCAGTTCAAGGGCATCCTCTCGGACGGCAGCCCGGGCGAGATCACCGTCACTGAGTTCGGTGTCACGAGGACCGCGACCGTGAAGCTCTGGGGTGACCCCAGATTCACACCCCGCGGCGTCGGGGCTTACGCGGGGTGGTCGATCCGGTTCAAGTCCGCAGACGGAAGACGGTACGGCGCCACGCACTCCGAGGGCCCTGATACGTCGGTCGACGTCTCCCACGCAGGCAACTTCCCTGCCGTGAGCAGCATCGAGGTCGTCGGCACCATGCCGAGCGGGTACACGGTCACTGACGGGACTACCGAGTACGTGGTGACGCAGGCGCTCGCGGGCGGGCAGACGCACCGGATCGACATGGCGACCGGGTGGTTGTACCTCGACGACGTCCTGCAGGCGGGTGCGGTGCAGCAGGCGGACACCTGGGTGGTCCCGAAGGCGACGACGGTGACGCACACGCTGGTCCCGGTGTCCGGGTCGGGAACGATCACCGTCACCGTCCGTGACACCTACATGTAGGGGGTGCCGTGTACTCGTACGCGATCCACGACACGATCACAGGTGCCCCGCTGCTTCCGGTGCCCGCTGGATGCTTGACCGCTGCGCCCTGGACGACCCGCCTCAGCGGTGAGGGCACTGGGCGGTTCGGGTTCATGCTGCATGATCTCGGCGTCTCCCAGTCCGACATCCGGGATCTGCTGCGCCCGTCCGACCGGATGATCGTCGTGAAGTCAGGTGATCAGGTTGCCTACGCGGGTATGCCGCAGATCGACCACTACGACCGCGACATGGGGGTTGTCACGGCGAACACCGTCGAGCTGCGGCGCATCTTCCGGTGGCGGCTGACTCATGGTGTAGACGCCGTGCTGACCCTTGGTGATCTCGGTGTGGCTGGCAAGTCGATCCCGGGCGCGGTACGCCGCATCCTGTACCGGGGGATGTTGGACGGCACTCCGGGGTGGGATTTCCCCATCGACCTCCCTGCGGACGGTGCGGGATCGTTCTCCGCCGACTGGCTCGGGTCGGACCTGTTCACGATCAACGACCTTCTGGTGCAGATCGAGAAGGCCGGCTACGAGGTGTTCCTGCGCCCGTACCTGACGGATGGGATGCTGCGGTTCGAGACGGAGGTCGGTTCACCGATCGAGTTCGCGGCAACCGACCTGTCTGTCACCGCCCCGAAGTCGCCCGTCACCGGGTTGCAGACCGCGCTGGACGGGTCCGAGCAGGTGACTGGTGTGTTCGTCGCCGGCAACGGCTGGGGTCCGTCGCTGGTGAGCGCGTACCACAACCTCATCATGGATCCGGGTGCGGTGAGCAATTTCCCCATTCGGGATGCGTATTGGCAGTCGAAGGAGATCAAGGACACCACCCAACTGCAGCGCATCGCGGATGCCCGGTTCGCGGAGTTCAATCCGCTCGTTGAGCAGTGGTCGTTCTCTCTGAACTGTGCTGACGGGCTGTCTCCGATGGTCGCCGCGCCGGGTCGGGTGTTGAACATGCACACGCAGGGTGACCCGTGGATTCCGGATGGGACACGGTCGCTGCATGTTGTCGCCCTGTCGGGTGACCTGTCGTCGACGGTGAAGGTGGAGACGCGATGACGAAGGATCTGTCAGACCCGGCCGCGGCGCTCGCGGATGTGAAGGACCGGTTGCGGATCATGCAGAACGTGCCGCAGTCGGACGGCGACACTCAGCATCCGGGCGCCGGATACGAGTCGATCCAGATCGGTGTGAACGCGCAGGCGGCACCGATCACGCAGCCGGACGCCGACGAGGCTGTCGCGATCGGCTCGTCCGCGACTGCGGATGGGTTCGGTGCGTGTGCGTACGGCGCCAGGTCGTATGCCCAGTACGAGAACGCGTCGGCGTTCGGATGGTTGTCGTTCGCCGGGCACGCGTTCGCGACGGCGATCGGGTACCGGTCGGTCACGACGAAGGCGAATCAGGTTCGTCTGGGCCGGTCGACGGAAGAGGTGTCGGTGCCTGGCCGGTTGAATGTGGCCCGTCGCACACCGTCTGGTTCCGCGGATTCGCAGGGCACGGTCGGGGACATCACTTCGGACGACAACTACATCTACGTGAAGACGAACGCGGGCTGGAAACGTTCCGCTCTGTCCACGTTCTGAGGCTGAGGAGACGACATGGCTGATCTCGACCTGCGCGCGGAGAAGCTCAACATCAAGTTCATCCGCGGCGACGTGGTGGCGTTCGATCTGCGGATCATGGACAAGTCCGTGACCCCGTCGGTGCCGTTGACGGGTCTCCCCACGACGGGGTGGCGCGCACAGGTGCGTGTCGAGGCTGGGGAGTCGGAGGATCCGCCTTTGGCGTCGTTCGTGATCGACGCGAGCGAGGTCGACACGACCAGCATCCTCCACCTGGTGCTCGAAGCGGCGGACGGGGCCGCACTGCCCGAGGAGACCGAGTTCGACGTGGAGAACACGACCACGCAGTTCACCTACCAGCGCGGGACCCTCACCATCGACGGGCAGGTGTCGCAGTGACCACCGAGATCACCACCGAGGTCTACGGCTCCCCGAACGTCACCACCGAGATAACCCCGGGCGGGGCTCCCGGGCTGTCCGCGTACCAGCTCGACGTCGCGGCTGGCCGGTTTGAGGGCACGGAGGCTGAGTGGGCCGAGTGGATCCACGGTGCGGACGGCGCGCCTGGCCCCACAGCGGTGAGCATCGACGAAGGCAACGCTGCCACCCTCGGCGGGGATGGTCTGATCTTCGTGCCGGAGGCGACTGGCGGCGCGTCGAACTGGGGCGACCTGGGTGGTACGCTCTCCGACCAGACGGACCTGCAGGAGGCGCTCGACGCGAAGGCGGACAGTACCGACCTGGGCACTGCGGCCGCTGCCGACGCCGGCGAATTCGCGTCCGCGGCGCAGGGTGCTCTGGCGGACTCTGCTGTCCAGCCGGGAGACATCGGTACGGCCGCTGCGCAGGATGCAGCCGCGTTCGCCTCGGCCGCGCAGGGCGGACTCGCGGACAGCGCGGTGCAACCAGGCGATCTCGGTACGGCCGCGTCGCTCGACATCCCATCGACGGGGAACGCGGCCGCGGGCGAGGTCGTGAAGGGTGACGACACCCGTCTGACGGATGCGCGGACGCCGACGGAGCACGAGCACACCGCCGCGCAGATCAGCGACTTCAATGCGGCGGCGTTTCCTGCGGGTTGCGCAGAGAACAAGCACACCACGAAGACCGCGGCGCGCAACGCCGCACTGGCGAGCAACTTCTGGCGGTATCCCGGGACAGCGGGTGTAGACGACCCCGACAACTGGGTCGACGGCGACGAATGGATCAACCAATGACGTACTGGGAAGAGACGATCCCCGCAGACGCGAACCCCGGACCCCTGGTCTATGCGGCGCTCGCGACAAAGCTCCTCGCGCTCGGGTGGACGCTCGAGGACACGGTGGTGATCGGCGCCCGCACCCACAAGGTGCTGAAGTCTGAGGCCGCGGGGAACACGTACAACCTTGACTGGTTCCTCGACATTTCCTACCCGACGACCGGTATTGCTACGGGCGTGTTGCTGTGCCCGTTCGAGGGGTACACGGCCGCGAGTGATGTTGGACTACGCGGCGCCTACTCCGCCGCCTCTACCAATGCGCCAGACGGTACAACGTACTCGCGTTTCGGGGCGACGACCTCTGCCCTTGAAACGAACTGGGCGAACACTGGTAGCCACACTTCTCTCGACACACCCCTGACGACTTCAGCTTTCGTCATCAACGCATCGGTCACCCGTGATCGGGTGATACTCCTTTCGAGCACTGAGGCCACACAGGTTTCTTACTGCGGGTTCTTCACGCCCACAACCGCCCACGCGACCCACGCTGGCGCCGCACTGTTCCCCCTCATCACTACGCGACTGGTGGGCAGTGCTGATCGCACCGCCGCCAACTCGGCCGCGTCGGTGGGTGCGGCGCTCACCCGAATCCCGAAGGCGACGACCGTTAGCAACTGGAACGCTCACTGCGTCGTCGGGCCAAACACCATGCGCATGAACGGACGAATCGGTGGCGCTGCGGCTGAGGGCGACAACCAGATCACAACAGTCCCCTTCCTTGTGGGGATGGGCGGTGTCAGTTGGACCCTCGGCACCGCCACACATATCGGCGAACTGGACGGGCTTGAGTGCGGGTGGGCGGATGCCCCGGTGGCGCGCGGCGACATCGTAACCATCGACGGATCCTCGTACACGCTGTCCACCGTAACCAGCAGTGCGGCAATCGCGATGGCGCAGGTGTGACGTGGCTGACCGTGGAACAGCAACGTTCGTCCCTTCGGCGCCGTTCAACGTCGCCACGGACTACGACCCGATCACCCGAGGTTCGGGCGAGACCTTCGAGCCGAAGCGGTTCCTGAACGTCGGCGGCGTGGCCGTCCCGATCCAGTAACCCACCCACCTGAAGCCCCCGCGACGTCGGGGGCTTTCTCATGCCCTCAGCGAACCGCTGGGGCCTCGTCATGCACGCAGAAGGGCGGGACACCATGGCCAAGCTCCCGATGCCGTTCAACAACCCGCGGACATACCCGGGGCACTCGGGGATCGACTTCCCTCAGCCACGCGGCACCGTCTTCCGGGCGTCCGGCCCCGGCACGGTGAAGTCCCGTTCCCGGAACGCCCGGGGTGGGTTCTACATCTGGGTGCAGTACGACGGTGGACCTCTGACCGGCTACCACCACATGGACTCGCACAGCGGATGCCCGGCCGTAAACGCGCGCGTCGGCGAGGGGTCGCAGCTGGGGCTCGTCGGGAACACGGGCAACTCGACCGGGCCGCATCTGCACACCGAGGTCGCCGGTCACGCGACCACCGACGGGTACTGGCAGTTCTTCGACCGCAGCCGCGTCGTCGGCGCAGGCAGCACAGCAGGAGGGGGCGGGATGCTTACCGTAGATGGGGAGTGGGGCGCGGCCACGACGTCGAAGCTGCAGTCGGTTCTCGGCGTGACGGTCGACGGGCAGCTCGGTCCGCAGACCATCTCGGCGCTGCAGGGTCGCCTGGGCGTCGGGGTCGACGGGCAGATGGGACCGCAGACGATCTCCGCCCTGCAGGCCAAGGTGGGCGCCGCCGTCGACGGGCAGCTCGGTCCGAACACGATCCGCGCGCTGCAGACCTACCTCAACGGAGGCGGCACGTTCTCCGCCGCGCCGGCGCCCGCACCTTCGGGGCAGCTGACCGTCGACGGCCAGTGGGGGCCCGCGACGACGAGCGCGTTCCAGAAGAGCCTCGGTGTGGCGCAGGACGGCGAGCTCGGCCCGATCACCTGGTCGGCGTTCCAGACCGCGGTCGGCGTGACCGTGGATGGCCAGCCGGGCCCGCAGACGTACAAGGCGCTGCAGATGAACGTCGACGCGACGGTGGACGGCGCTGTCGGCCCCGAGACGGTCCGGAAGCTGCAGGAGCACCTGAACGCCGGCAAGGGCTGGTCGAAGGTCACGCTCCCCGTCGAGCCGGTGGTGACGCCGGCGACGGCGCGCACCCCGGTCTATCCGGACGCGATCCGCGGATGGACGGTCCCGCTCTCGAGCGACCGCGCCGCGGGCTCGGTGATCACCCGGCTCATCATCCACCACACCACGAACACGGGCGACGAGGAGCCGTACTTCAAGACGAAGAACGACCGCTCGTCGTGCCCGACCTGGTACGTGCGGGCGAACGGCGACGTGATCGAGATGATCGCGCCAGAGAAGCGTCCGAGCGCGACCGGCTCGGCGAACACGTACTCGGTGGCGATCGAGACGCAGAACACGTCCGGCTCGCCGGCGTGGGGCATCTCGGAGGAGTCGCACGAGACGATCGCGCGCATCGCGGCGTGGCTGTCGAAGCAGACGAAGTTCGGTGACGTGCCGGTGGCGATCACGCTCGACCGGGCTCACATCATCGGGCACAGCGAGGCGGGCGTCAACGCGACCGCGTGCCCTGGTCCGTCGATGAACCTCGACAAGATCGTGGCGCGCGCGCAGGAGCTCGCGGCGGCCGAGGAGCCTGATCCCGACCCGGATCCCGCCGTGGTGACGCTCACGCGCGCGCAGTTCGACCGCCTCAAGGCGGCCGTCGCCGAGGCGCAGGAGATCATCGACGGGGTCGCGGTGACGTCGTGAGTGATCCGGTCATCATCGCCATCATCACCGCGGCAGCACTCGCTATCGGCTCGCTGCTCACGTTCCTCGGCTCCCGGGCGAACAGCCGATCCGCGATCGACAAGCGCATCGACGAGCGGGTGTCCGCGGAGCTGTCGACGGCGTGGGCGCGGATCGACGCGCTGGAGGTGAAGCAGACCACCCACGCCCACCAGATGGGCGCCGTGGGGCGAGTGCTGCGCGCAATTGCTGGGCAGTGGCCGAACGAGCACCCGCCCAACCTGAACCCTGCCGACATCGCGTTGATCGAAGACGCGATCCCGGCGCACTGGATCCGTTCACAGAAGGAGACATCATGATCCGCAAGTTCATCGCGCGCGCCCTGCTGGTGCTCGCGCTCGTCACCGCGTTCACGATGGTGGCCGGCGGCCCCGCGTCCGCAACGACCGGCGCGCCGCCGGCCGTGGTGCTCGCCGTCGACTGGGTGCAGGTGCTCAACCTGCTGCTCGCCGTCGTGTTCCCGGTGCTCATCGGCCTCGTCACCACGAAGGTCACCTCGAGCGCGGCGAAGGCGATCCTGCTCGCCACCATCTCGCTCGGCTCAGGCCTCGTCTCCGCGCTGCTCGCGTCGATGGTGGCCGGTACCGCGTTCGACCTCGTCGGCGCCGCCCTGACCGGCCTCGCCGCCTGGGTGATCGCGATCGCGACACACTTCGGTATTTGGCGTCCGACCGGCGTCACCGACAGAGTGCAGGCGATCGGTGTGACTCCACGCGCCTGACACCTTCTGCTCAACGCCCCTCTCGTGCTGCTCACGCGGCGCGGGAGGGGCGTTTCGTCGTTGACGGGCGTCAGGGGGTCCGGCGCGTGACGGCGTTGCGCCACACGACGGTGTCGAGGGTTCCGGTCGGCCCCGACCACTCGACGACCACGACCCGGTCGTTCCAGCCCTTCGCGAACGCCGCTACCCGTTCAGCCGGCCGGTCACGCCACGAAATCCACGCCCACACCGCAGGGGCCGATGCACCTCGCGGCAGCCACTCGATCTCATTCGGACCGTAGGCCCGCGTCGGAAGCGTGGTCGGCGGCGGGGTGGCCTCCGCGATCTTCCGATCGTTGAGCGCGTCGTAGTGCGCTTCGTAGCGGCGGTTCTTCGTCAAGGTGGCCGGGATCCTTCCTCCGGCCGAGGCGTCCATGCTACGCCGACACCGACGACATCGCCCGCCTAGCAGGCTTCGAGGAAGGCGCGGGCTTCCGAGATCGCTTGGACCAGCTGGCGACCCTCGACGTGCTCCCGATACAGGCCATCTCGGCCATGGTTCTTATCTACCGCGCCCGCGTGCAGCGGCGGGTAGACGTACCGAGCGATGTAGCGCTTGGCCTCGACCCACCC